AAACTAGGCATAATTACATATCCAGAAATACCACTTAGAACTATGGACTTTCTAGAATCATGACCTAAAACTAATTTGTAGTCATCATACAATTCTAACATGGGCAAGCCAGCGGCATCGGTAACTGCCCAGAGAGAATTAGACGCACTGCCAATTCCAGTTTCTACGAAAGATATGAATGTTCCGGAAGATCCAACTATAGAAACCATTCCAGAAGATGCTACAATTGCAATTTGACTAGGCGCTGCTAAGCCACTTAAATTAATTCTTGGTGCAGATATGGCAGAATTAAATATTTTTTGACCAGTGAAATTAAAATTGTTTCCGCTAACAATAGAATTAACAACAGTAGCGCTAGAAGTGGCAGAAATCTCGGAAGATAAGTTTCCAGATACTGCATTAGTATAGGATTTTAAATCTCCACTAGTAGTATTAATCTTTGCATTTAAAACTCCACTAGTATTTGATATTTGACCAGTTAAATTTCCGCTAACCAATATCACATATCCACTTAGAGAATTAATAGAGGAGGTTAACGAGTTCCCAGAAGAAGTTAAAACTGTAGATAAGTTTCCGCTAACTAAATTTGTATAAGCAATTGAATTTTGGCCAGATAAAATAATAGAAGTATTTAAATTGCCTGATGTAGCGTTGAGGTCTACATAAACTTGACCAGTAGCTGTAGCTAGATCTCCATTGTCAATATAGTTTGAGGGGTTCGTGTTTAGAGGGTAATAATTAACGCCTCCGACATCAACAAAGAAGCCAGAAAACTCTGATTGATCAACTTGTTTTCTTCTGATTAAATTAGGCATACCCCAAAGGAATTACACTAAAACATTACTGGAGTAAATGTAAATGTATTATTTTCCGTATTTTGCTTCATTATTTCATTATAGCACTTGAGTCCCCAGTTAGCCAACATAAATGCAGAATAGTTATCTTTTCTGGCTCTAGTTGCTGAAGATCCACGCTTAAGATGCTGCGGTAAATCAAAGTTTTGCATTCCTCTAGAGCTGGTTGTGTATTCTACTAGGGCGCATTGTTTTTTTGTTTGATATATATAGTCATCTTGATTCTCAATAAAATCAAGGTTAGTCCATTCTTGCTTGTCGCCATTAAATATTAATTCTCTTGGCAAATGACTGTCTATTACTTGGCTAAAAAACTTTTCATTAGAGCAAGTTCTAGATCCAAATAAAACTTTCTTATAGTCAATGCAAGCTTGTAAATATTCGTTGCCTTTTCTAATAAATCCAGAGGAGAAGACTTGGCTAAATGCTATTTTTCCTTCTGATTGATTGTACTGAGCTTTTGCGTTTCTAGCTTCGGTCTCATACTCTGTTCCGTCTAGGTCTGAATTAAAATCGAATGCTTTGATTTTTAATTTATTGGATTTAAAAATGTCAGATTCGTTGCAAGTGTCTAAAAATATGTCTGCTCCAGCATTATCACAAATAACTAGAACTACATTAAAGCTTGACATTAAGTAAGCTAAATATTTAACGTGATTATTTAGGTTCCCTAATCCAGAATAAGTATGAACAAGAATTCCTATTCCAGTATCATCATCTATTTCTAAAACAGCCATAGCAAAATAGTCCGCATTTGGGCTATCGCTCATGTTAGGATCAATTCCTATGACGTATCTTTTCCCAGCGCTGCCTCTAACTAGAGTATGAGGGTATTCGTCTTTAAGAGTACACTCTTCCATCTTCTTTGCGCTAAAATAACTATCTGATCCATCGGTAAATTGAGCGCAATACTCTCTAAGAAATGCAGAGTGAGAAGTTCCACCACTTTGAGCTTCTTCAATAATTGTTTTATCTATCATCTCTGCTGGCAAAGCCTCATATCCTAACTGAGAAACGAAATAAGTAGAGTCTTCTTTTTCTGGCGATGTTATTTTGTTGACCCACTCTTGATAAGTCTTATAAAGATTCTCAAAAGTATAGCTTGCAGAAGAAAGAGCTATCATTTTAGAGTTATTCACAAAGACCATTCTATCTTCTTCCTTCATCTTACCTTCTTTAATTAGCAAGTCCTCCATTTCTCGAATATCAATACGCCTTTTCATGTCTTGAGGAGCAACAAGGAATGGCATCAATACATTTTTGATAATCTCTTCTGGCAAAAGTAAGAACTCATCTAGTACAAGAATGTTTGCACGGAAACCACGAATCTTTTCGCCGCTTAGAGGAATAGCTCTGATAGATCCGCCATTGATATCCCATTCATAGAGATCGTTTCTTTTGCTCTTAGCTCCAAAAGCTTGGAATAATAATTCCGCGCCTTTAGTTTCGGACATTTTTTCTATGTTATTGAATATTGCTCTAGCTGTACGAAAAGTAGGGCCAGCTATTAGTATCTTTGTGTTTGGTTCAAAGATGCATTGCAGCACACAATACACACTAGCAATGAATGACTTGGCGCAACCACGACCCCAAACGCACATAGAGAAGTTTCTATTGAACATTCCCTTTAAAGTGATCTCTTGATAAGGAGAGAGCTTAATTCCAGTCAACAAATATGTAGTTAAATAAAGATTTTGCCGCAAAAATTTACAAAGAGTAATCTTTGCTTCTCTATCTTCAAGCTCTCCCTTAAGTTGACTAAAAATTTCGTTATAATTTTGAGTCTTCTTTTTGTATTTAGTTGTTTCGTGCCACATATTACAGTAGTTTTAAGTCGTACATTAATTGTAGGTCGTATTTTTTGTATTCGCCATTGCTAAAAAATACTTTCTTCATTATTCTGACGCATTCTTCTCTACCATCTACGAATAAAAATTGTACATTGCTATATTTCTGAATTAGCTCTCTAACATTAAAGAAAATAAACTCTGGTGTGACTTTAATTTTCTTAGAGACGTAGTTGAGATACTGAAAGCTCAAGCACTCTTGAAGCGGGCGCTCTACCAATACAATTAGGTTGGCTTCTGCTGCTATGGAGCGCTCAATCTCTTTACAAAATCTCTCGTATCCACCGCTCATTGTGCCAATGAAATCAGAGATAGACTTTCTTTCAATATAACATTTATTTTCTGGATCATTAATGGCGTAATCTCCGAATTTTAAGCCTTTAACTTCTGTTGGGTAGTCAATAACAAGAGGCATCTGCTCTCTGGTATCAATATAAATACTAAAGCCGTCCTTAATTTTATATTTCAACTCTTCTTTTGGATATTCGTATTTGTTTTTGAAGCCCATTTCACTACAAAGGCTATAATAATCAGAGAAAAGACTGTGATAATAAGGAACGGGCGGGCTAGTAATAGATCTAAGCTCCACTTCAGTAGGTGCATAAATTAAGTTGTGTTTTTCTTTTCTTTGAGAGAGAAGTTTTTTTAAATATTCTTTTTGAAGGGCTAAGTCTTGTAGCTTTAGCCATTTTTTCATGGAGACTTTATTATTAAAATCATTAGAGAAGTAATAGTCTTTGTTTTTAAAGTTTATTAATTCTCCAGTGAGCAAATCGTATCTCGGCTCATGAGTTTGGTAGTACTCTACCATTCTCAATTGATGAGACTTGAGATGCCCATGAAAAGATTTATCTGTTTCAAACTCTACGTTGCAAATTTTACATTTAACCATCTAAAACTTCCTCCTCTGTTAGGCCAAAAATGCGAGCTTTAACATCGTCCATAGATGAGAGACGGCCGACTTCTCCCTTTAAGACTTCTCTTCTCATATCTGCCATCTTTATCATTTCTTTTCTAGTGTCTTCGTCTTTCCACATTTGAACTAGGTTAAGAATAGAGGCATTATCTTTTACTTGATTAGATAGTCTTTCACTTCTTTTGACTTTTAGGTCGTTAAGAAGTTTTTGTTGGCGAGTAACACATTGATTGTATTCTGTTCGGGCTGAAGTTACTGCTTCTATTAGAGGCATTGGAATTCTATTGCCAGAATTTACTTCTATATCTATCTGCTCTTGCAGAGTTTGTATTGCTGCTTGAATATTAGAAGAGATTACTACCTCTGTTGCCAAAACAATATACTGATCTACCTCTTCTTGGGTAAGATCTGACTTATCGTAGGTATACCTGATGAAGCTGCTCTCAAATAAATCTCTGTCCCCTTGCTTTCCGTATGTTCCTATCTGATGGAGAAATCTATAGGTATGTAAATAAGATATTAGAGATGTTAATTCTTTTTTGTTTCGGGCTGTAATTTTGTCTTTGTCTAATCCATTGAGAACATACTTATTTACTCTTACTAAAGCCCGCTCCGAATTCTTAGGTGGCTTATAATCTCCCTGACTCTCTTCCTCTTCTGTGCTAGTTCCTGGGTTAACCTGCTTAGGTAAGGAGTCCAAATACTCTTGAACACTTCTAGCTTCTATTGAGAGGTTATTTAAAGAGTAGTTTTGAAAAAGCTCTCTAGATATTTCTACAGCAGACATTAAAGAAGCATTATTAGAGATATAATCCTTCTGATCTTGAGTAAAATCGATTCTATTCTTGGGAGTGTATTGGCTTTTAGTTTTTACATTTAAAGATCTAGAGGCTAAAAAAATTTTTACCGCTTTACCATAAACG